TGAAATCGTTATCCATACTCGATGTAAAGATATGCAAGAAGAGGCCCGTCTTTACAGTTACAAGACAGACAAGCGAACAGGTGATATACTTCCCAAAATAGGGGATGATAACAATCACAGATGGGACTCGGTTAGATACGCTCTAGCCCCCTTAATCCGAAATCAAGGCTACGACATGATGGCAGTCTATTCATGAGCAACTTTTTCGCAGACGTATCACGCGGCCTAGTTAACGCTGTGTCTGGCCTCGGCAGCGACCGCGACAAAGCTACACACGGAACCTGGAACTTTCAGCCGCTTGATCGCCAACAGGTCGAAGCCGCTTACCGCTCTAACTGGATGTGTCGCAAGGCCGTGGACATCCCTGCGTTTGACATGATGCGTGAGGGCTGGGCTTGGCAGTGCGATAAAGATCAGATTACCGCAATTGAGGCCGAAGAGAAGCGCCTCGGCGTCCTAAGTAAAGTTTTCAACGCAATCAAACAAGCCAGACTCTACGGCGGCTCAGCCATCCTTATCAGCGACGGCTCAGACGATCACTCAACACCGCTGAACCCAAATACCGTTGGCAAAGGTGGCGTCGCGTTCCTAAAAGTTATGGATCGCTACCACATGACCAGCGGATTGCTCGACTATGACCCCATGTCACCGACCTACATGGAACCCACCTATTACGATCTGGTGGGCGCTGCTGGTGGCACTGTCCGCATTCACCCCTCCCGCGTTGTGCGCTTCATCGGCGCTGACCTCCCTACAGACTGGGAAGTCTTGGTAGACCGCTGGGGTGATAGCATACTTGACGCCATTGAGATCGCTATTAAAGACGCCACTGCCGGGCAGCAAGGCATTGCCGCACTGGTTCAAGAAGCCAAGGTGGACGTCTATCATATCGACGGCTTCATGGAGGGCATGAAATCCGAAGTCTACAAAAAGGCAGTGGTAGAGCGGTTTAACCTAGTCCAAAGCATGAAATCAACGGTTAACGCCTTGGTACTGGATAGCAAAGACGAATACCAGCAGAAGACAATCAACTTTTCTCAACTGCCCGAAGTCCAGCGCTTACAGCTTCAGATCGTCTCTGGTGCCGCTGACATCCCGGCCAGTCGATTCTTGGGCCAATCCCCTAGCGGCATGAACGCGACTGGTGAGGGTGACGAGAAAAACTACTACAACCGCATCGGTGCTGAACAGGAGTTAACTTTACGTGAGCCGCTGGAAAAGCTGCTGAATGTGGTAGTTCGCTCAGCCCTTGGCGAATACCCGAAAGAATGTTGGTTCACGTTCAACCCGCTGTGGCAGATGAGCGAAACAGAAAAGGCTGCTATATTCAAAGTCAAGGCCGACGCTGCCAGGGTATTAGCTGGCGACGGCATAAGCACAACCCCGCTAATCCCTATTGAGGCACTGTCTGATAGCCTGATTAACTCGTTTATAGAAGCGGGCGACTTGCCGGGCCTTGAGGCTGCCATGTTAGAATTTGGGGGGCTATCCGAGGAAGAGCCGCCTGACCCGTTGGAGGATGTGTAATGCAACTTATAGACAAAGTTTCGGTTGATGAGGGCAGTGCTAAGCGTACTGCGGACGGCTATCTTGTTGCTGTTGCCCGTGTAGGTAGAGCCAATAACATCCAGCTCTATACTGGCGACGAAATGGAAAAGCCCGAAATGCCATTTGTTCGGGTTTATCGCCCGGCCTCTGAGGTGTTTTCAAAAGACGCAATGACCAGCGTTGCACACAAGCCAATGACAAACGATCACCCTATTGATGGCGTTTCAGCTGTTACGTGGAAGCGTGACGCAATCGGGCAAATGGGCGACGAGATTACGAAGGACGGGGAGTTTGTTCGCGTTCCTCTGGTCATGATGGATGGCGCTGCCATCAAAGATTATGAAGCCGGAAAGCGAGAATTGTCCCTTGGCTATAAGGCTGACATTGAATGGACCGGCGGCGTCACTGATGGCGGCGAAGAGTACGATGCTATCCAGCGGAACATCCGCGTTAATCACGTTGCCCTTGTCGATCAAGGCAGGGCAAATCAAGAATTCCGCATTGGCGACAGTGCGAATCAATGGGGCGCTCGCCCTACAACCCGCAGTACAGATGACAGGACACACAGTATGACTGACAAACTCAGAGCTGTGGTTGTTGACGGCTTATCGGTTAACACCACCGATGAAGGCGCTCTAGCCATTGATAAGCTACAGAAAGCCGTTACAGACGCGCAGAAGCAAACCGCTGACGCTGAAGCCAAAGCAATCACCGACATGAGCGAAAAAGAAAAGAAAGTCGCCAAACTCCAAGCCGAAATTGACGACTTGAAAGGTAAAGCCATGGACGACGCCGCGATTGATAAGCGTGTGCAGGTTCGAGCTGAGCTAATCGGCAAGGCCAAGGTCATCGCCAAAGACCTAGACACAACCGGCGTAAGCGATGCAGGCATCCGCAAAGCAACCGTTGCAGCTAAGCTGGGCGACGCGGCTATCAAGGACAAGTCCGAGGCGTATATTGATGCGCGCTTCGACATCCTTACCGAAGATTCCGAGACCACCACTGACTCACTGCGGCACCTTGGCGGCGTTAAATCCACAGACGGTGCAGGCGGCTGGAACGACTCGGCTTTTAAATCTGCTGGCGTCAAAATTAAAAAGGAAGCGTAAATCATGGCAATCCTAACGAAAGGCAAAGCGTCCGCCGCTTTTATCATCAGTCAGGCTAACGGGTATCAGAACTCTGATGACGTTACCGTGACAGTCCCGGCAGACACTACCTATGCGGGCGGGACTATCCTCGGAAAGATCACTGCAACCGGCAAGTTTGTGCGGCATGCCGCAGGCGCGGGCGACGGCTCAGAAAACGAGGCGGGAGTCCTTTACGAAACCCTGACTAACACAACCGGCTCAGGAGTTGACAACGCTTCAACGCTGTTTATTCGACTCTCTGAAGTTGCCGAGTCTGAACTGACTTATGAAGTCGGCGCAGACGGCGCACAAGTCACCGCATCCAATCTGGCTCTCAAAGCCCTTGGCATCATCGTTCGATAAAGGAAACCTCTCATGGCTTCAATGGACATCTTTAATAACAGTGCTTTTTCCATGACGTCTCTTTCGGGCGTCGTGAACAAACTGGACTATCAGCCCCAGTTGCTTGGCGAGCTTGGCCTCTTTGAGCCCATGCCGGTGCGTACTCGTACCGTATTCGTCGATCAGCGCGATGGTAGCCTGACACTTATTCCAACAAGCGCGACTGGCTCCGCTCCTTCCGAGCTGGCTATCGACAACCGGGACGCCGTGCCCTTTAAGACGACTCGACTGGCTAAGGGCTTTACGCTCTATGCCGAAGAGATCCAAGACATCCGCGCCTTCGGTTCCGAGACCGAGCTAGAGCAGGTGCAGGGCGAGTATCTTCGCCGCTTGGCGCGCACGCGGGCTGACGTTGAGCTGACTCAGGAGCATCACCGGCTTGGCGCTTTGCAAGGTAAGTTGCTGGACTCCGATGGCAGCACTGTAATTTATGATTACTTTGCTCAGTTTGGTGAGTCTGAGCCTGCTGCAGTGAACTTCGCGCTGGGCACTGCTGCAACCGACGTTCGCGGCAAGTGCGCCGAAGTCATCCGCGCAATGTCTCGTTCTGCTAAGGGTGCGTTTACGTCGGCAACGACTGTTCACGCACTGGTAGGCGACACGTTCTATGACCTGCTGATCAATCACGAGCAAGTTGTGGCAACTTTCACCGGCTGGGCAGCGGCGACAGACCTTCGGCAAGGCGCGGCTTTCAACGCTTTTACCTACGGCGGCATCACGTTCCACAACTACCGTGGCACTGATGACAACTCGACTGTAGCAATCGCAGACGACGAAGCAAAGTTCTTCCCAATCGGGGCGAGCGGCGTGTTTAAGAAAGCGATGGCACCGGCTGAGTTTGGTCCTTTCGTCCAGACCCTGGGAATGGACACTTACGCTTTGAACATTCCTGACAGGGATCGTCAGGCATGGACTCGCGGCGAGATATATTCGTATCCGCTCTATATATGCCAGCAGCCTCAGGTGTTGCGCAAAGGCACTTCAAGCTAATTAACGCGGGGGCTTCGGCCCTCGCTTTTTCAGGAGGCGACCATGCCAACCTATAAAATCTCAAACAACTCGACACGCGACAAGGCCATTAAGGTCTATGGCGGTAGTGAGATTGTGAAGGCCGGAAAATCCGCAAACGTGGAAAATCCGCAAGAATTCAACAGTGAGCAGATCGAAGACTACGCGGCGCTTGGTGTAGTGATTATGCTTGCAGGAAAGCCAAAGATGAGTAAGCCAGAGCCTAAATTCAACAAGGAGTAATCCATGCCCGGCTACGGAGACGACATCGGCTTTGAGGACTATGCAGCTGCTAACGGTTATGACATTCCGACCGGCACTGTGGCTGCGGCTCGTCTACGCGGATCCGTGTACCTGGATGGCCATTATTACCGGCGCTGGCCTGGTGAGCCCGCGGGCGGCGTAGATCAGGAACGCTCATGGCCGCGAAAGAGTGCGGCTGACCGATACGGTAACGCCATCCCACCCGCTGCCGTGCCCGCACGCGTGGT